AAAAGGGAGGGACCACCCAAAGGGTAAAAAAACCCCCCGCCCCGCCGCAACCACCCGAAAAACAGCCGGTAAGAATCCCCATCGGCCAAACCGGCTACACGCTCCGCATCCTGGACAACGGCGGCGCCCAACTCGCCGAAACCACGCCCGACGGCAGCTTCCTGCTCGCCATCCTCAGCGCGAAAGACCTCGAAACCTTCGAATACCAACTCCACTACACCACAGGAGGAACACGATGACCGACAACGACTACCGCATCGAGGGCATGCGGGAAAAGAAAACCAGAAAACCGAACTACACGCTCCGTCGCATCAAGACCCTGCTCGCCATCATCGCCTTCACCGCCAGCGCCACGCTCCTGCTCACATGGAGGACGGCCGACAGCCAGACGGCGACCATCATGACCGGCGCGGTCTACCTGCTGACGGCGCGGTCTACCTGCTGACCGCGATGTGGCTCGCGATCCGCTTCCTGCCACGCGACGACGACGATGAGGAGCCCCATCATGCCTAGCGGAGCCAACAGCCTCCAACTCCACACGAAATACGCCTCCGTGAACCGTGGAACCATCCACTACGGCGGCGGCATCGGACGCGGACGCCATCACGAGCCGGAAACATGGAGCGAAGCCAACGACATCGACCTCGACCGGCTGTTCACCAACGAACGCGCGTACATCGACCGCATGCGCCACTGGGCGCGCGCCGACAACAAGGAAACGGAAGCCATCTCGACCATGCGGCTCGTGTATGAGACGCTCGGCGACATATCCGTCAGCGGGGAGCCCGTCGGCACGTACAGGATCGCCAAACAGTTGAACATGAGCCGCGACCGCGCATACAAGGAAATCAAAAAACTCGAAAAACTCGGACTGGTCGAACGCGCCGGATCGAGACGCAGCGGCTTCCGGCCGACTGGCAAGGAACCCTATTGGACGAAGGAGACGTTTTG